TTTTCATATATTCTCCTTATGCGGCCCAACGACCAATGGCAATATAACAAATATAACCAGTTGCACCAGTTACTGCCGAAAGCATACTCAGCGATGTTGCAGTTGTAGAAGGTGAAACACGCTCTTGTGCCCACACCGAAACACCACCACCTGCACGAGACGCTGACGGTATTACAACTGGTGCCGCTGAGAACGTCGCTGGGAATGTAAAGGGTACGGTTTCACCAACAAACAAACTACCAAGAGCAGTAGACGCAGTACTCAAACCACTCTGCCTATGCCAGCACCACATTGTACCATCCGCAAACTTGGTATATTCACCATTCACATTACTACCACGTTCAATAACAGAACCAGTTGGAACAGTGCTTGTGCCAGCTACAGTGCCAACAACGTTTGACTGGTTGTAGATTTCACACCACCTACCCCATGCTGTACCGGGTTGGTTACTAACCCGAAGCCACGACTTTGGATTCGTAAAGTTAGGAGTGGTACCACTACCAGCGTAGCTATATGCGTGTTGAACCCGGCTGCTACCCGTGTATGTTTGCTGAGTCTCGATCCATACGTTTGCAAACCCAGTAGGGTATGTACCACCGTTTGTATTAGCGGTAGTATATAGACCAGCATCCCCACCGGGAACGTTGTCAATGTTTACAACAGTTGATACGTTACTGTAAGTACCGAATGTATAACGAGAAGCATAAACTGCTTCGCCTACTCGTGTTACATGACCGGTGTTGAACGAGATGGGGGCTGTGGTAGTTTGAGTGGTCGTTGCGTCAAGAGTAGCCGACGTACCAAGACCCAAGTTAGACCTAGCACCCGCAGCATTATTGGAACCAGTACCACCTTGGTTGATAGGTAGTGCCGTGGTCAAACCCGTAATGGATGTAATGTCTCCGTTTACCCCAGACTTAGCAGCACCAATGTTTGTACGGAGTCCGGCAGTGTCGGTTGGTGTACCCAGCAAGCTAAGCGTTGTACCGAATTGGTTTGTGATAGCTCGAAGCTGGTCAGCAGATTCTTTCACATATCCTTGCATTGGAGCAAGAGCATATACGCCACCGGTTGCCGATGCTGAAGTGTATGCTGGAAGAATTGAGAGAACCGTTGCCGATGCGATGTTGGTAATTTCATACCATTTACCATCTGGACCTTGAAATGCGTCACCAACACGGGCGTTTTGTGCAAAGTTCGTACCAGTGCCGGTAACTGTCGTAGAGTTAAGAGTTACAGCGACTGTGCCTGTTCTATACCATGCCATTTGTTAAGCTCCTATTATTTCCAACGACCAATAGCAAATTCACCACATCCTACAACTGAAAGCATGTATGTTTGGAATCGTGCAGATGTGGCAGATACTGAGTTATACTGTGTTGCACTCATGGTTCCAACTACAGGAACAGCGGCAGCACTACGGCTATCGTCACCACCGGCACCTGTTGGGGCTGTCCCCAAACTAATTGATTGTTTTGACATTGTGTTTCCTCTCTATTAAATTACACAGAATACGGGTATGGGTAATCACTTGTCCTGATTACAAGAGCTTCTGGAATACGATCTGTTGGGAAACCGCCCCACGCCGATTGATCACCCACCGATGAAGCGATTTTCATTGTAGTACCAACGGCAGGTTTCAATATAAATTTCACTACTCCTGCGCCACCACCTGCTCCCTCTTGAGCACCAGCTTGTGCGCTATGTTGTTCTGTGAACCCTGCTCTGCTCCAGTTCAAATATACTGCGGTTTGCTGACCTGCGGCTGCTGGGACACTGACATTAACATATTGTTGGATTTCGCTATACTGGTCAGAGCCGCTAGGTGTTGTTCCCCACGTTTTTGGAAAGGCAATATCGTTCACACCATTTACATATGCTGTTGGGTATTGATATTGGGTATTTTGATACCAAGGGTTCATGGCTGGTGCACTAATGCTTGCAATAACATTCAAGGCTGGTTGCTCGGATGTATACGTCAGTACACCAGATTCATTGAAACATTGCATACCAACCCGTGTACCTCTATCTGCCATCAAATCAAATACATATGCTTTTGTTCCATTGGTCATCCCACAAAAATTAATTGTTCTGGTAGACCCTGAAATAGTTTCTCCAACATATGAGCCGGGACCATCTAGGAAAACAATTGGTGAGATTGAATTTGATACTGTGATTCCGGCAATCGGTTCACGTGCTTCTAACTGAGTGTAGTTTCCGGGGTCTGTTGGATCAAGATGTGCTGATTTTAGAAACCACCTACCAACCCAACTAGTTAGGACAAGTGGCCCACTTTTAATCAACCCATAACAAATATCATTTACGTCAAACATAATTTGACCAGATTCAGTGAATGCTTGCATTCCTGTAGGCATATAAACTCCTTAATAATACCCGTAGTAGATTCTACAATTTGCTGCAAACTGACCAAACCAATCACTGAAAGAGTAAGACCAACTCATTGTGCTTCCCGATACTGTTACACCGGGCTTTTTACCTTTCCAGACCTGCATATCAACCAGTGAAACAACAATATAAAACCTAGACTTCCCCGCTGGCATTGTAGGTAGTGATATACTACCATTAGTAGCATTGGTTACTACACTCCCTTGCATTTGACTCAATGTCCAAGTAAGGTTTGTATAAATTGATCCATCAGGACCATACGTCTGCATTCCTGTAGGCATATAGACTCCTTAAATATGTAGGGGACTACAGTCCCCTATTTTTTTCTGTTACCAAGAACCAATACGCACTCTTGTAACACCATCAATCACCCAAGTCGAAGCCTGTGGTGTGTGGGTCACGTAGGAGTTAGCACGGGATGGGTTACGCATTACCAAAGCACCTTCACCAGCAAACGTCATCACTGTGGCAGGTACGCCTGCCCATGGAGCCAATGTGACAGAAGTGATTGTTGATCCAATCATTGCATTAGTAATTGTTGCTTTGTTAATCAGTGCATCGTTGATAAATACCTGACCACCCTGTACAACGAATGGTGCGGCAACGGTTTGATCAATACCGTTTACAACTGCAAACCGATCAGCACGAACAAGGAACTGAGACTGAAGACCAGCAGGACCATTCTCAATTCCCAAGCCAACACCTGCTGCAACATACTGACCTTGACCGGTGACTTCCATCTTAACAGCCCAAGAAGTATTTACCTTGCCATCAGTTGTGGCTTGGGCCTGCTGGACAGTCTGGATTGCCGCAGAGTTCTCACCAGCCGTAGCTTGAACAGTATCAATACGCTGACCCAATGCGATGTCACCATTCGCACGAGCAGTTGCCTCACTCTGGATAGCCGACGCATTATCACCTACCGACACTTGGACAGTGTCAATGCGTTGACCGAGTGCATTGTCAGCCGTAGATCGAACTGTCTCTTCGTTCTTAATAGCAGCAATGTTGCCATTCACATCTGCTCGCAAGATAGTGATTTGGCTGGCCATTGCGGCGTCGGCTGTGGCTCGTACTGTGGCTTCGTTCTGAATACCAGCAGTCAGTGTAGCATTAGCCGTATTGAAGTCAGCACGAAGAGTTTCAACCCGTTGAGTCATTGCTTCATTTTCATCGGATCTAGCTTTTACCTCAACTCCGTAGCTAGCAGTCGTCTTCCAATTACCAAGAGCATCCTGCAACGAACCCTCGTCATCCTCACGACCGAATGTGTAAACGGAAGAGATGTTGCTGGAAAGGGTTGCCACTGTTTCAGTTAAAGTGGCTTGAGCAGATTCAACTTGCTGAATACTTGCCGTGTTCTCACCAATGGAAGCTTCAGTAGTGTCGATACGGATACCAAGCGCTTCGTCAGCGTTTGCCCGGGTTGTTGCTTCACTACCAACAGAGGCTATCCGATCAGCCACCTCGTTATCAATCTTGGAGTTAACCAGTTGCAACGACGATGCTGTGGTGGAATCAAGATCAGTGACGGTCTTTTCAAGCGTACTAATTGTCGAACTGTTGCTATCAACAGCACTCTTGAGTGTGTCGATTCGTTCAGCTGTTGCTGTGTTGTTAGTAGCAACCACTTTCTCAAGAGTGCTGATACTGGCTTTGTTGTCACCAACTTCAGCACTGAGTGATGTGATTCGCTGGGCGAGAGCTTCATCTTCACTAGCTCGAACTTTTACTTCAACACCATACTTAGCAGCAGAATCCCAACCACTCAAAGCATCCTGCAAGTCACCTTCACCATTGTCATCACGCCACATTGCCTGAAGGCCTGTGATTTGGTTTGCTGTCGCAATCACCTTACCATCGACTTCTTCAATCTTTTGTGTATTGACATTGACCTGTGTAACAACTGCGTTGGCATCTTCTAGGATGGTACCAACATCTTTCCAATACGTGATGTTTGGAGGAGTTGTGTTGATTGGTACATTCTGTTGAGCTTGGTACAACTTGTTACCAACCCGAACGATATCACCTTTGTTGTACACCTTTGTAGGGTCGTACACAAGAGCATCAGTGATGTTAGCAATCTGATCTTCAAGATCAGCAACAGCATTATTCAGGTTGTTGTTTGTTTCGTCGATCCGATCATTTACCGTTTCAAGTCGGGAGTTAACAGAACCCGGCATAGACGGCGGACCATCAATCAATTCTATGCGATCATACAGCAATTTGTCAAGCATAGTTTCATTGATCATCTCAGCGAGATAATCATTGTATGCACCGTTCTCGTTGAAAAGAGAGTTACCAGCAATACCTACGGCTGTCGAAAGAGGTTTCCAATCACTGTAGTTACCAGTCTTGTCCTGAGTACGTGCCCAGAACCAGAAACGTTGACCAGCCTTCAATCCGTGCATTTCATGATAGTCTGTTGGGTACGAGAAATCACCCAACAAAATGCTGTTCACGAAGTTTGGTGTTTCACTGTATCTAATCTCTGTCTTCTGCAAGTCGTCACTACCGGGACTGAATTGCCAATCCAAGCGGATACCGAAGAACATTGGAGTAGTGCTCAAGCTAGCCAGTACAGGCGGTGCACCAGTTTTACCAGCCAACGATGTCAATGCACTGACTTTCCAGATCGACGATACGTTGATTGAGTTACGTGCCCGAACTCGTGCTGTATAGTTACCAGCGTAGATACCTTTTACTTCAATCTGGGTTGCCCCAGTGAATCCAAGGTTCACCCAGTCACCGTCACCAACACGCCATTGTACCTCGTAGGAAGTTGCGTTCTCAGTCTGAGGCCAGCTTACAACCATTGTGGTTACAGCCATGGTTTGTTCAACGTAAGTACGCGACGAAATAGTAACGCTCGCTGGTGGTTCCTGCAAGCTTGGTGGGACTCGGTTGATTGGTCGAGTCTCAAGTCGTGCACCATTGTCAATGGCACCGTACTTACTTTCGTTGTACTCTACACCACTAATCTCATACTGACCATTTCCGGGAGAAGTTACTTTGGTGACTCGGAAAAGCTGAGACTTCAAGTCACTAGATTCAAGATACCATACAGCGTTAGTTTGTGGTACCTCTGTATAACTAACACTCACAGTCACACTGTTGCCGGATGCACGAAGGACTGTACGACCTTCAGTTATGCCGTTCTTCCGAGTGATGTACAATACGTCGCCAGCTTTCGCCTCAGTTTCCCTGTCAAGGATAATCTCACGATTGGCAGATGTTACAGAAGCTACTCGACCTGTAAACGCAGCACCACTCAAGAGAGGGTCAGCTACATGGATCAGGTTGCCCGGGAGAACAGCTTGGCTAAGCCCCTGCAAGCCCGTCTGGAACGTTACTTGACGGTCAAACATGTTGGTCAGCAGTACATACTTACCACGCCGCTGAGCCTCACCACGGGACGTACAACCGATAGCACTAATGCTAGTTTGACGGTCGCCACCAAATCTCAGGATTTGAGAGCGTTCCCATGTTGCTTCGATTGCTGTATTGTAATGGTTTTCTGGATCATCATAAGAAATCAATGCCGATGTGAAGATCGATTTGTCATCAGCACTGTGATAGTCGAATCGACCATTCGTTACGTTGGACCGGGAGAATACCGGCAGGTTAGCCAAAGACTCTTCCTTGTCTGGTTTCGCAACGAAGTGTTGACCATCCCAGAAGGTCATAGCATTGAAGATGTTGGAAATGTCACGGAGTACAGTCCACGCATCATTTTGTTCTTGGATGAAAATGTTACAGGTGTGTCTTGGTTCTTTGTCACCACTACCATCACCCTTATCAACCATGACATCGCAGTACTGGGCAGCTTCGTACATTGCCCATTTATCAACCATGTCTGGAGTGATCTTGTGACCAAGTCCAAACCGATCATTGGTTAAGATGTCATACAGAACCCAAGCAGGGTTGTTAGTGTAGGCCCACTTAAACACGCCAGACCAAACACCAGTATACGTTCTGCTCTCAGGGTCATAGTTGTCAGGAACTTGGATGATCCGACCTTTGGTACGAACCGAGACTCGTGGAATATTACCACCACCAAAAGTACGGGCATCGAACTCAACGTACAGCATAGCCGTGTGCGGATACTTTTGACGTTGGTCAGTAACTTCAGCAAAACTGGCAACAGCTATCTTGTCTTGTACACGAGCAGAAGTTGCATCAGGGGTGAGACGACGTACTCGAATGGTCCAACCACCACCATTGGACTTAGGTAGTTCAATACGGTGAGTTCGTTGGTACTGACCGTTGTTCTTACCATTCACTTCAGTGTTGATAGCTGTCTCGAATGCTCCACCGTCAGTAGCAACCTCGATAACATACTTAACAACTACACCGTTAGTATCACCATTCTCTTCTTGCTTTTGAAGTGCTGCCCACGAAAGTGTAACACGAGCAGCATCCAAGTTTTTCTTCGTAATTGCACGAGTCCATGGAGTGCTTGCAGTAACCTCAACACCAACACCATACTCAGAAACAATGGACGGTATGCCCGGGATGTGAGTTTGAGTCAGAGAACCCGGACGCCATTCCCACTTAACACCTGAGAAGTTTGCACTTCCGTCTGGGTTGATAAGAGGGGTACCATCTAGATAGATATCTCTACCTGTCGGGGTCCCTGCTAATTCACCCTCAGCAACAGCCATAAGTACTTTAGCATACGCTGTAGAGATTAGGTTGTTTGGTGTTTCAATAGGTGTGTGTGGTTTAGACTGACCACCTTTACCACCTTGATAATTGAATTCTACCACATTATCCTCCTAGTTACTTTTGATCTTCTGCGACGATTTCGGCAGAAACGATTGCACCGCCGACCTCCCTTTCACCATAGAACAAAGGAACTGGTTGACCTTGTGCGGTTGTGTTAACAGGCCCACCAAATGCGTAAGACGCTTCGTTCTCGGGAGCCTGTCGAGTTTTGATACCGGGTGGTTGTGGTGCAAGCAGCTGTGTAATACCACCTAGGGCAAGGGAAATTGCAACAGAGGTGGCAATAGCCAACGAAGTACTACCAGCGGCC